GATATTGCTATTTATATTACAAATTGGCTACCTGCAAACGCAAATGCGTCTTTGCGATATACACTTAACAATGATACAAATGCAAGATACATAAATGAATTAAACACGAGTACTATTAATGGTTCATTTTCTGAAACTTCAGGTCGTATATCGCAAGGAGTGAGTTCTACCACTTCTTCAAATAATTTTTATTTGTATTTTCCTTTTTATACCGCATCTATATTCAAAACAAATACAACTTTGTGTGCAGGCAACAATAATGCAACGACAGCCAACGTTAATTACAATAATTGGTTTAACATTTACAACCAAACAACCGCCATATCAAGCATACAATTTTTCCCAAACTCGGGAAATCACACAAGCGGCAATTATTCTATCTATGGAGTTAAATGATGCTGATAACAATAAATGAAAATGGCGTTGAAACAAGTCGCCAAATGACAAAAGAGGAACAAGAAAAATTAATTGCTGTTCAAAGTGATGCAACACGCTATGAAAAAGAACGGCAAAATGCAGAAAAACAAACAACAGCGGCAAAAGCAGCGGCACAGGCTAAACTTGTCGCACTTGGACTTACCACAGATGACCTTAAAGCACTAGGGCTTGGGGGCAACTAGACAGGTTGTCTATGCTGACCAAGCAACCCAACAACTATTTCTAAAGGAGAAATAAATGAATGAAAAAACTTTTGCAGCTGTTAAAAGCTACATCCGCCATTTTATCGGTGCTTGCCTTGCTGCCTTTGCTGTTGCTGGCGGGGATATCTTCGCTCTTAACACCGAAGGGCTCAAAGCAATCTTCACAGCAGGAGTCGTGGCAGTGCTGCCCGTCGTGCTCCGTGCTTTAGATACATCCGATTCAGCGTTCGGTAGAACAGAATAATGAGTACCAACGAATGGGCTGGTATAGCCGTAGCGGTTACCACAATAGTCGCCAGCTTTGCTGGCTCTGTTCGTTGGCTAGTCAAACATTATCTTAACGAGCTTAAGTCTAACAATGGTACATCTCTTCGAGATAAGGTTGACCTATTGGAAGAGAAGGTAGAGTTACTTACCGAGCTGGTCAAGGAAGCAATTAAAAGATAAAGGAAGGAAGGCAATGAATGAAAATAGTTGTTGCCAAGAAAGCCGTACCTGCTGCGATTGCTGTGCTCCGTCAAGCGACGGCGTTAATACCGAAGCGCAAGAAGGCAAGCGATGGTCTTCTACCATCTGCAGCTCATCGAGCTGCATCGCCTACGAGCGACCACAATACTGGACATGCAGTTGATTTGACTCATGACCCTGATAGCGGGGTTGACTGTAGTGAAATATTTGAAAAGCTTAAAGAAGATAAGCGCGTTAAGTACCTTATTTTTAACAATAAGATTTGGTCGAAAGACAAGGCTCGCCTTGGAAATCGCGCTTATAATGGTAGCAACCCGCATACAAAACATCTACACATTTCTATTGACGATGGTCACGGCAACGATACTAGTCCTTGGTTCTGGTGGATAAATCAACCTAAGTTAAGGAATCAAATAAGGGCTGCGATATCAGTACTGCCCAATAAAAAAATAATTAAGGAAGATACATCTAAGTGCTGCCAGCACTGTCCCAAGAAGTAGAGGTAAACCGTGGCAACTAACAACAAGGAACTTGTTGGCGACCTTCCCATTATTCTTAGTGCATCAATTCCTACTGCGCTTGTTAAATATATTCGTGAAGATTTTGCTGCGAGCTATGCTATTGGTAATACACCATGGCTGTCAGCAGCGTCTGACGAAAATAAGATAAGTCGTATCACTACAACTTACCAGAAGGAACGTATTGACCAAGGTGCATCTGCTGGTGAAAACTCTTTATCTAACTGGTGGCTTCGGTCTACTACGTCCTGGCATCATGGCGCTGGTGAACGTTACTACGATGCTGACACATCCGACCAATTTAGATTTTATGAATCTAATAACCTAGATGTATTTACAAACGTTGGTTCTATTAGTCTACTTCCAGCAACAACAAACTTTTCAACAACTGCAATTACCACTAAACCTGCTACCACTACTGGCGGTGCTTTTTATATTCAAGGTGGTAATGTTTTTTATTATAACAATTCAAGTAATACAGCTAGCTCTGCTTCGTTAGGTACATCCATTACGGCGTATGTCTTAACCAGCGATGGGAGCAGCGCAATTGTTGGAGGTAGTGATGGTGTCTATACCGTCAGCACCTCAATGGTTGTTTCTAAAATTTGGTCAAAGCCTACTGGTGTAACAACGTTCACCATACAAGCAATTGGTTTCGTAAAAGACCGTATTGTAATAGGGGCTAAGGAAGATACAACCGCTTGTGTCGTTTATGAGTTATCAAGGTTTCCAACTTCTGCACCAGTTACGATTGGAAACAGTGAGGAACGTTACACATTCAAAGATTCTACCCTGGTATATAATTCTATCGGTGAACTCAATAGTGCAATTATTGTTGGCTACACACTCGGCGCTGTAAGTCGTGTATTATCTTTTTCAATTGATGAGACTTCGCCATTAGCTGCAATAAAAGACCCCATAGTTATTGCTGAACTTCCAAGAGGTGAGACACTCAACCAGGTTCGTACCTACCTAAATGAATTTGTGGTTATGGCTACAACCCAAGGGGTCCGTATTGGAGAACAAAATTCTGACGGGACAACTTTCTCTTATGGTCCATTAAATGTTTCTGGAGAAGTCAAAGATATTGCCTTTACTAGCAGATATATTTTTGCTACAAGGTCTAAAGATGTTAATGCTAAAAAGGGTTTATGGCGAATTGACCTTGGTCAAGCGGTAGACAACGTTTACGCTTATGCTTGCGACCTGGAAACGGATTCATCCGCAATAGAAGGTGTCGCATTTCTAGGTACAACAGGTCGCAAGTTTATGGTTGGAGCATCTGGTGTTTGGATAGAACACGCAACCGAGCTTGCGACATCTGGTACGATAAAGTCTGGATGGGTTCGTTGGGGTACTGCAGAGAGGAAACAGCCAGTATCCCTAGCAGTAAGAACTGAAGGGTCAGGTGGAACTGTTGGTTTTTCTGTATATGACCAGCAACTTAACACTACGCAAATTGATTCAATACCATTAGCTAGTTTAACGGAGTTTCAATTGTCTGCAGGTCTATCACCCGCAGACCATTTTGAGGTTTCGTTAACTCTAACCAGAAGCGAAACCACTTCCTCTATTGGACCGACAGTAGAAGAATGGCAGTGCCGTGCGTTACCAGCACCGCTTCGGTCAAGAACATTAACAATTCCATTGCTTTGTTACGAGGAGGAAAGGGATGCCAACGGAGTTACAAGAGTATCTTCCCCCTGGGAACGTGTCAACTATCTTGAGCGTATTGAACAAAATGGAGGAGCGGTATTATTCCAAGACTTTTCTTCGGGAGAAGAGCGTGTCTGTACAATCCGTGCTATCCAGTTTGAGCAGATTGCACCTCCCACATTCGCATCAGGATTCGGAGGAATCGTAACGGTTCAGTTACAAACGATTGACACTGAGGTGCCAATTAAATAATGGAACAGAATAAATTAATAACCCTGGTTAGTCCAGGAGAGCGCCATCCGTTGGTTAACGCAGTAAGACTGGCGCTCAATATCGCTGGAGATGATGTGCTCGATGCTCCCCTGGCTGAAGTCTTAAGGGGTTTGCAGAATATGCTTTCCATCCCAGCAGTCGGGTGCATCAACCTAGCCACGCTGGATGCGCTCGCAGTAGCTCCACCTGAATGGTAGGGAGCCAGAAAGAAAGGGGGACCAAACGGTCCCCCTTCTTTTTGTATTTAGTAAGCTGACTAATTTCTTTCATCGGCTCGCAGAAGGCGAGCCTTTCCCGCCCACCACCCCTCAAGCTTATCACAGGCTTGGTTAAAAAAGAAACGGCGTGTCTTACTTGGTAATGTAATTAGAAAGGATATTATATGGTAATGAGCGAGCTCCCCCCACACAGGTCGTACAGCCAGTTAACTACTTGGCAATCTTGCCCACAGAAATACTATATT